GGATCACCAAAGCGTGAAGGCGAAAGTGCAGCGGATAAGGCGAGACGCGAATCATTCAAGGCGCGCCACGCTGGCAACATCGCCAAAGGCAAGATGAGCGCGGCATGGTGGAGTAACCGCGTAAAGTGGTGAACATCATGTCAACATCAGAAAATCGCTTCTACGTCTATGAGCATCTTCGCTCAGACACGGGGGCTGTTTTCTATGTTGGAAAAGGCACTGGAAAGCGTTATGCAGTCCGAAGTCATCATCATAGAAATGAATTTTGGCAGAGGACTCAGCGTAAGGCCGGCGGGTTTTATGTCCGCATGGTTGCAACCGATCTTGATGAAGAACTTGCATTCTTGATTGAACAAGAACGCATATCTCAACTTCGCATGACAGGTATCAGGCTATGCAATCTTACAGATGGTGGTGATGGAACTTCCGGATGGGCGAAGACGAAAGAATGGCGAGAAAAGGTCGGCGCGGCACATCGCGGTAAAGTTGTTTCTGCTGATGTGCGTGCAAAAATCTCAGCGTCTGTGAAGGCGAATGGTTTTACTCACACGGAAGAAATGCGTCAAAAAATGTCAGATGCCCACAGAGGAAAAAAACGTTCTCTCGGATATAAACACACTGATGAATGGAAGTCTGCGCAGCGTGAGTGGGTTACAGGAAACAAAAGTAGAACTGGTCAAACGCGAAGCAACGAAGAACGCAAAAGGGCATCTGTCGCACTTAGTGGGCGCATTCAAACAAAAATTGAATGCCCACACTGTGGGAAAATTGGCGGAAATGCAATGCGTAGATGGCATTTTGAAAATTGCAAGGCGAAATCATGACCCAGATTAGCATCCTTAACGGCATCTATACGGACAACGGGCCAGACCTGCGCACGTCTTACCCTGTCAATCTAATTCCTGTACCTAAGCAATCTGGCATTAGTAACGGGTTTTTACGCCCTGCAGATGGATTGGTTGCCAATGGTTCCGGTCCTGGGATAGATCGTGGCGGGGTTAACTGGCAGGGCACGTGCTATCGCGTCATGGGAACGAAACTTGTCACAGTGGCGAGCAATGGCACTGTAACTGAGCTTGGCGACGTTGGCGGGCCAGTTGATTCTCTGGTGACGTTTGATTACAGCTTTGATAGGCTCGCTATCGCATCTGGCGGTCGCCTTTACTACTGGGACGGGGCAACACTAACGCAGGTTACAGACCCAGATCTAGGAATAGTTTTAGATTTTGCTTGGGTCGATGGCTATTTCATGACAACCGATGGCGAGTTTTTGGTTGTGACTGAGCTATCAGACCCAACGCAGGTTAACCCGTTGAAATACGGCTCGTCTGAGGTTGACCCGGACCCGGTTGTTGCATTGCTCAAAGTTCGCAATGAGGTTTATGCGCTCAACCGCAACACTATTGAGGTGTTCGATAACGTTGGTGGCGAGTTCTTCCCGTTTGAGCGCATAGACGGGGCGCAAATACAAAAGGGCGTTGTAGGTACGTTTGCCTGCTGCATCTACACCGAATCAGTGGCGTTTTTAGGCAGCGGCAGGAATGAGGCTCCAGCAATTTACATCGGCGCAAACGGTCAAGCGCAGAAAATCAGTACACAAGAAATTGATGAAATCCTACTAAGCTACACAGAGACACAACTCTCTAGCGTGAAACTTGAGACGCGCAACGATAAGAGTCACCAGCACTTATACGTACATTTGCCGGATCGCACTTTAGTCTACGACGCAGCAGCATCCGAAGCGCTTGGCGATCAAGTGTGGTGTACGCTTACCACCTCGACGGCTGGTTTTAGCCAGTATCGAGCACGAAATTTCGTCTTTGCTTATGACAAATGGCTAGTAGGCGATCCGCAATCAAGCAACGTTGGTTACATGGTGGACACCATCGGAGAACATTGGGGCCAGATTGTGCGATGGGAATTCGGCACAATGATTGTCTACAACGATGGGAAAGGCGCACTCTTTAATGAGCTTGAGCTAGTGAGCTTGACCGGGCGTGTCGCAATTGGTGTTGATCCGCAGATCAGCACAAGCTATTCACTGGATGGACTCTCATGGAGCCAAGAGCGATACATTAAAGTCGGAACTAACGGCAACACAAAAAAGCGCTTGGTGTGGTTTCAGCAAGGGCACATGCGCAATTGGCGCATCCAGCGCTTTAGTGGCAACAGCCAGGCTCATCTATCTTTTGCTAGGCTTGAGGCACAGCTTGAAGGGTTGGCATACTAATGGCTACTAATTCACGAATCAAATTAGGATTGACGCGAGATCAACTCGCAACTTTCCTAAAAGATCATGAGCAGATCAAGCAATTTGAAAATCTATTTCGAGTTGCGGATACCATCGCACCAGACGTTGTAAATGATGTCAGTATTGCAGCAGGTATTGCGCAATCCTCTGCTGTGCAAGCGCTTGGAATGATAGCTAATTTAGCTAACGATGCTGCCGTTAGCGAATCAGTGTCCGACATTAAAGCGACGCAAGCACTAGATCAGATATCGGCATTGGCGCAGGAATCTGCCGTTAGTGCTGCATCGGCAGAGAATAAGGCGAATCATGCGCTTGCGCTTTTGGAAAGGCTAACAACGGTAGTTGAGGGCTTGCAGATGGCACCGCCGCCTCGCGAATTTAAACGCGCGCGATATGGGCAATTCTACGACACGACAACACAGATTCCAGCTGCAGCAAATACGCCGTACGCCATAACGTTTAATACGACCGATGTTAGCAATGGTGTTTTTTTAGGTTCTCCAACCTCGCGCATAACTGTAGACACCGAAGGCATTTACAACTTTTTATTTTCCATTCAGATTGACAAAACAACCGGCGGCACTGGTCTATTTTGGGCCTGGCCTCGCATTAATGGCATAGACGTTCCTGATAGCAACAGCCAGGTTCAAATACAGGGCAACAACGCTGAACAACTGGTTACCATAGGCTATTTTTTTGATCTTAAGCCTAACGATTATGTCGAGATAATGTTCGCAGTAAATGATACATCGGTCAGGCCGGAAGCATTCCCGGCGTCGGCATTTTATCCATCAATTCCGTCTATCATTCTCACCGTGTCAAACAACATTCAAGGAGTCAGATAAATGACTGTTACCGTGAAAACATTGATTCCGCCAAAGCAAATGGAGTCAACGCAAACTAGCCAATATACCGCCACGTCAGTGAAAGCAATTATTGACAAGGCTACCGTCACCAACACTGACACGGTAAACCGCACATTCAGCGTTAACATTATTCAGTCTGGCGGATCAGCGACTAATGCAAACCTCATCATTGACGATAGAGCCGTCATACCTGGTGAAACTTATCTTTGCCCTGAATTAGTTGGACACGAACTAGATCCCGGCGCATTTATCAGCACCATTGCAAGCGCAGCAACTGCACTTACCCTGCGCGTTTCTGGGCGCGAGATTACCTAAAGGCGATAACATGGAAGGCGCAAAATTTCCTAAGATTTTCATCTCTCGCTTTGGCGGATTGCCAGAAGAGGAAGAGTTCATCACTGCGGCAGAGAACAAGAAAAACACTCAGACCGTTATTAATGATTGGATGCTCGGGCCGGAGAATCCATCTAATGAGACTGGAGCCAATAAACCGTATTGGGTGAAGTTGGCCAAGGCAATGCAGGTTGACGAGAAAGAGGCGCGTCGTCGTCGTTGCTCCAATTGCGAGTATTACGACAACAGCACAATGACACAGGCCAAGATGGAGCGCATCCCGCAAAACCAGTGGGACGTTAATGCAGGGTTTCGTGGATACTGCAATAAGTTTGATTTCATCTGCCACGATCTACGTTCATGCCAAGCATGGGAAGAACGAGAATTTGAGTCGGAAGATTAAGTTTTATTCGCATAATATTTTGTGCGAAAATCCACAAAAAGCTGAGAGTTTATGGCAACCAGCGGCCTAGAATTGCACAGGAGTGAATTGTGATTTCTTTGTCGCTGGAACATGTAAAAGACCTGCACACGATCAGCGATCTATTTGACGATCCATATATCACGCGCGTAGGGCATGATCATCGCGCGGCTGCTCCAATTGACCACCCGAACGTAAAATATCTATCTGCTCGTCTGAATGGTGAGCAGGTTGGCGCTTTTATGATTATTGAATCTGGCTTTATTGAAATTGATATTCATGCGCTACTGACAAAACGCGCATTGCCACACTCTAGGGAATTCGGGAAGATGTGTCTAATGTGGGCATTCGCTCAACAGCACATACAGCGCGTTACCGCCTATATTATTGACGGTTTAAATACAGCTAAAAACTACTGCATGAAATTAGGATTCAAAAACGAGGGCATGCGGCGCGATGCATGTATGAAAAACGGCGCGCTGATCGGCGTTCATATTCTAGGCATGACTAGGCAGGATTGGAGGGCGGCAAAATGAGTTTTATTGGCAATGCAATTGGTTCAGTAGTTGGCGGTATTACTGGCGCGAAGCAACAGGGCAAAGCCGCAGAATCAGCGGCACAAACACAGGCCGCGGCAAGTAATCTGGCAATTGATGAGCAGCGTAGGCAGTTTGACATACTTACCGAACTGTTGCGTCCATATGTCGAAGCAGGTCAGCCAGCATTACAGCAGCAGCAGTCATTGATTGGATTGCGTGGTGCACCAGAACAGCAGCAGGCAATTGGCGCGCTAGAACAGAGCCCGTTATTTCAAGCCAAGGTGAGGCAAGGCGAAGAGGCATTGCTTCAGCAAGCCTCAGCGACTGGCGGGCTTAGAGGTGGCAATATACAGGCAGCACTAGCGCAATTTCGCCCACAGATGCTAGAGAGTCAAATTGCTCAACAATACTCACGGCTTGGCGGTCTTACAGCGCTTGGCCAGCAATCAGCAGCCGGGCAAGGTACGGCAGGCATGGAGAGCGCCGGAGCAATTGGCGACTTGCTGGCGCAGCGTGGCGCTGCATTGGCTGGCGGGCAGCTTGCGCGTGGCAGTATTGTTAGGCAGTCGTTTAAAGACTTAATGAGCATTGGCGGCCTAGCTGCTGGTGCTGGCGGTTTTGGAGGAATTGGCGGCGCTGGTGGAGGAACAGGAATAACAGCATCATCTCCAGGCGCTGCATCTTTCGGGCGATTCTAAGGAACAAAAATGGTACAGCCTATCAATTATTTAGCCAATATGCCGCAGGTTGACATTGGCGAGTCGCTTATTCAAGGCTTGCAAGTTGGTGCAACATTCCGCCAGATGCAGGAGCAACAAGCAGCCAAGCAACAAGCAGAGCAGCGCTTGCAGGCATATCGCAGCGAGTTAGAAAACGCTTTTTCTCAGGGCAGGCCAGAAGCATTTGAGCGTTTAATGACTCTATTTCCTGAGCATCAAGCAGCGGTTAAACCGCAATATGATCGTCTGAGCAAAGTTCAGCAGCAAAACGAATTATCTTCTGTCACTAATGTCAGGGCCGCTATTGAAACTGGAAATACGCAATATGCAAAGCAATTGATTGAAAGACAAATTCAAGCAGCAGAAAATTCAAATGCAGACGCATCAATGTATAAAAATTTGCTAGAGCAAATTGACATTGATCCGAAAATGGTAGCGTCAAATATTGATTACACACTTTCAACAATGCTTGGCCCTAAAGAATACAAAGAATGGGCGGAAGGAATCTCAAAAGTAGGTGAAACACGTCGCGCTGAAGCGATGGCTCCTACAAAACTGCGCCAAGAGCTTGCCGCAGCAGACAAAGCTGAAGTTGAAGCACGTATAAAAATGGAAACTGCAACAGATGACATTGCAAAAGCAAAAGCTACGCGAATGTTTGAAGAAGCAAAAGCCAAAAAGGAGAAAGTGCAAGCCGATACAGAATTACAAACAAGACTGTCTGAAATTGGATTCAAGCAAGCGCAAATCAACAAATTTAATGTTGAAACTCGCAACCTTGACACTCAAGGCAAGATGCTGAGCTTGGATTTCCAAGCGGCATTGAAAGGCTTGCCATTGCCAAGCAAAAAAACTGAAGGCGGTGGCGGGGCAGCTACTGAAGACGAGCGCAAAGCAGCCGGGTGGTTGTCTCAAGCAACCAATGCATATAACAACATGCTTGGCGCGATGTATCAAAAAGGCAAACCCACTGGCGCTGAAAAGCCAGGATTTTTTGAAGCGGCAGCAGGAACGTTGCCTTTCATCGGAGAGGGAAGCGCCGCAATTTTGAGAGGCACAGATCGTCAGAAGTTTGTGCAAGCATCGAGTTCTTTGTCTGAGGCTTTGCTTCGTGCTGCAACTGGTGCCGGTGTCAATAAAGACGAGGCAGAACAAAAATTAAAAGAGTTGACCCCACTTTACACAGATGATGCAGACACGAGAAAACAAAAACTTGCGGCAATTCCAGTTTATTTAGAGTCTTTAAAAGTGCGTGCTGGTCGTGCAGCACCAAGTGAATACCAAGTCCCAAGGGCTCCTGGAGAAACGACACAAACTGCAATTGAAGAACCAGCGCAAGCACAACCAGCGCAAGATCGTATCAATCAATTGCTCAAAAAATACGGGGCTCAATAATGGCAACGATTCAAGAATTAGAGCGTGCCTTAATAAATGCTGATGCGGCTGGAGATGTTGCTGCCGCGCGTGACTTGGCGGCAGCAATCACTGCACTTAGGTCTAAGACCACAGCAAAGCCAGAAACCACGGCGACAGGTCTTGCAGGCGCTGGCACGCGCGGGCTAGCACTACCAGTGACAGGCGCTGCATTAGGCGCACTTGCTGGCGCTCCAATCGGCGGCGTAGGCGCAATACCGGGTGCGATTGCTGGCGCTGGCGCGGCTGGTTTGGCTCAATTGGTTGGCGATCCGTTGGTGTCTGGAATTAATACGATTCTTGGCACTAGATACAAAATGCCAACAGAGGCGATGGGCGATTTATTAACGCGCCTTGGCGTGCCGCAAGCAGATACTGAAGCGGAACGCATTGTGCAATCAATTGCGGGTGGAGCGGCTGGTGCTGGTGGCGTTACTGCGGCAGGCAAGGCAACTCAAATGCTCGCCCAATCTCAAACAGCACAAAAAGTTGGTGCAGCACTGTCGGAACAAGCAGGGAAGCAAATTCTAGGCGGTGCAATTGGTGGCGGTGCTGCGCAAACAACGGCGGAAATGGGCGGCGGCACTGCTGCACAAGTCGCTGCCGGATTGGCCGGAGGAGTTGCGCCATTCGCTCCAAGTTTGGCTCGTGCAGGCATTGGCGCTGCGGCTAGGATGACGGCTCCAGAAGGCGCAGGAATACGCTCTCCCGCTGTGAGAGCTGGAGAACTAGGATTGCCAGCCCCCACAACGCCAGAAGCTGCGGCGGCACTGCCTCAACCTACAATCGGAGAATCTGCGCGGTCTATCATTGCAACTGCGCGAGAAAAACTCACTCCAAATAAGGCTCGCCAAATAAAGGAATCAATTACAAAAGACCCATACAACGAAGAAAATGTTGGATATCGTCTTTCAGGGACTCAGGTTGTTAATGACGATATGGCCGGAGACTTGATCAAACAGGGATGGGACCCAGGCGTAATTACAGCAATTAAGGCAGCAAGCGATGACGATCGTCGCAATATGTTGAAAATGCTGAATCTGTATGAGATTGGCAAGAAAAATAAAAAGTTCGCCATGACCAATCGGCCAAACGATATTGTTGGAACGAACATCGAGAAACGAATTGAATTTTTAGATTCAACCAGGCGCAATGCTGGAAGTATGCTTGAAAGAGTTGCTGATCAGCAGTTAAAAGGCACGAAAGTTGATGTGTCCGGCCCTATGAATCAATTTATTCAAGATTTAGAGCAATTGGGCGTGCGAGTAGAGTTTGATAGTAAAGGCATTGCAAAAGCAAACCTACAAGGCTCTGACTTGCAGGGGGATAGGGCATCACAACGGCTTTTTAATAATGTTCTTGACCGACTAAGCAACGTGCAAGCGCCAGATGCATATGGCGTTCATACGGCAAAAAGATTCTTAGACACACAAGTATCTTATGCAAAAAAGAATCTTGCAAATCCATTATCCGCGCAGGCAGAACGAGTTGTTAAGGGGTTTCGAGCCAATCTTAATCGTACTCTTGGCGATCTCAATTCAGATTACGCAGCGGCTAATGCGCGTTACTCTGACACTAAGCAAGCATTGGATGCATTGCAGGAATCAGTTGGAACAAAAATTGATCTTGATATGCCTGATGCTGCAAAAGCAATTGGAACTTCTGCGCGTTCCTTGACTAGCAACAATCAAGGTCGAATTCAAATGCTCAACGCACTGAATCAAGTTAATCAGACTGCTGCAAAGTATGGCGGCAAGTTTAATAACGACATCCTCAACCAGCTTATGTTTGGGAATGAGATTGATCGCATGTTTGGAGCAGTCGCTCCAACTAGTTTGAAAGGTCAAACGGAACAGGCTATTCAATCTGGCGTAAAAGGAGCGCAACAAGCAGCTACGCAAGGCGGTTTGGTTGGGTTGGCTGCAAAAACTTTAGGATCTGCAGTAGAGCGTGCACGAGGAATTAACGAGGAAAATGCAATCAAGGCTATGAAAGACTTATTGCGTCGCCAGTCAAACATTCCAAGCGCATCCCGAGAAGTGGCAAATATACCCGGGAAACAGTAAATGATGCAGTTTCGCAAAAGCCGCAAAACTGCCACAATCCATAGATGCGCGCGTGCAGTGGATGCAATCTGCCGTGCAGGCTGGCCAACAAATTCAACAGGAACAGGAGTCTAGATAATGTCCTCGATAAGCATCAAACCAAGCTATCCGATTTTTACTGATATCGATGGACAGCCATTGGAATATGGCTATGTCTGGATTGGAGCAGCAAACCTAGACCCGCAAACTAATCCCATTCAAGTTTATTTGGACGCTGCTTTAACTATTCCTGCGGCACAGCCGATTAGGACATTAGACGGATATCTTTCAATGAATGGCAGTCCGGCCAATATTTACGTTGCGCAGGAATACTCAATTCGTGTGATGAATAAGAATGGCACGACCGTTTATTCGTCGCTAAATGGGCTTACTGATCGTTTATCATCGGCGCAAATCTCGTATCTCCCAGCAGGCACTGGAGCTGTTGCCACTACTGTGCAGGCTAAGTTACGCCAGACGGTGAGTGTTAAAGATTTTGGTGCGGTTGGCAACGGGGTGGCTGATGATACGGCGGCTATTCAGGCTGCAATCACAAAAGTAGTGTCAACTGGTGGAAAACTATATTTTCCCAATGGAAAATATGTCACTTCTTCACCGTTAGTCATTGATTACAGCGCAGTAACTGCCGATCCAGTAAACGGCACTTACAACCGCATTCATATTGAAGGCGACGGGCCAGGGTCAACAATGATATGGCCGTCTCACGCTGGGAAATGTATTGATTATAGAGGCGGCACTATTGACGGTGTTAGCGCGTTTTTAGAAATACGCGGCATTGCTTTGCGTGGACCTGCTCGCGCTGCCGGTTCAATTGGATTATCAATTGATAATTGCGCATATTGGTCACTGACTGATTTTGACATCTCACTATTTGAGTATGGCATCAACGGCACGGACATTCTGTCAGGTTCAATTAGCAAGGGCGAAATTCGATTAAACCAATATGGCGGCCAGTTTGCTTACGCAAATTTTTCTCGCCCAAACGCAATTGCATTCCGCGATGTAATCATTGCCACAAATTACACATACGGTCTATTGGCAACAGGAGCAGCGTGCTTCTTGATTGACGGCGGAACAGTAGAAGGTAATGGTATTGGTTTGAGCCTGGCAAACCCGGCAGCATGGGGAATAAAGAGTGTTGATGCAGGAGTAGAGGGTGGAGTAGGTCTTGTTATTCGTGGGACATATTTTGAAGGAAACAACGGCAATGCTGATGTCTGGATTTCGCAAACCGCAAATACTGCTCACCACAGTGTACACGGCTCATTTATGCGGTATTTATCTGGACAGTATGTAACCTATAACGTGCTGTTTGATAAGTCTGGCGCTGGTGCCGCATCTACGGTGGCAGTTGGCGGTGGATACAAGTCGACAGGCACATACGTTGAAAGCATGTTGCGGCCTTTTTTTGGTGGCGGAATTGCATATTTCAGTGAAATGCCTGGTAATTATTATGGCAGCACTGTCGCGCTAGGAAGGGAGGTATTCACGCCAATTCCCCAGCCTTCTGTTCCAATTGCTTTTTTACCGTCTGCCGCATCATTTACTGGAACAAGTTTGTATTGCAGCGATTTAGGTGGAGGCGGCGGTCTTTTAGTCAGCGATGGGTCAAAATGGAGGCGGTCACAGCCTGGAGTTGAGACTATCGTTAGCGATGCAAACTTTACGCTCACGACGCTAAATAATGCAGAACAAATTCTGCACGGTGGAACGTTAACGGCAAATCGCACAATCACATTAAGTACAACCAATGCATATCCTGGAGCACGGTTCAGAGTGACAAGATCAGGCGGTGGAGCCTTTACTTTGTCAGTTGGCGGGCTGAAATTATTAAGCACAAGCCAATGGGCAGATGTTTGCTTTGACGGCGGGTCTTGGATCCTTGTTGGTTACGGCACACTGTAACCTAAGCGCATTATCTTTAAATTTTCACACTCGCCGCAGGTGCGTATTTTTACGCAGTTGCATCTACGGCAAATAACTATAATTTTTTGCTTCTAAATGTTTGGGTATAGTGATATGGCCGATGATAAAGAATTTGCAATAGACCCTGTACAGTACGGGGTTCTCTGCCAGCGAGTGCAGGACATGGGCAAGAAAATTGACAAGATGGAGAAGCAACTCGAAGAGTTGATCGCGCTCGCCAATAAATCTCGTGGCGGGCTTTGGCTTGGCATGAGCATAATTTCTTGCATTGCGGCAGTTGTAGCATTTGTGGTAAGCAACTTCAAAACTTACTAACATGTACAAATTAGGCGAGCGTTCTCAGTTAAGATTGAAAGGCGTTCATCCCGATTTAGTTAGGGTTGTAGAGCATGCTATTGATATATCCGCAGTTGATTTTACTGTTTTGGAGGGACTGCGCACTCCAGAACGTCAAAAATTGCTTAGAGATTCAGGAGCAAGTCAAACGCTTAACTCTCGGCATATTACCGGGCATGCGGTAGACCTTGGTGCTTTTGTTGATGGCGAGGTGCG